AACGTTTGTTACGATATAACAATTCAATTAATTTTGATTCGCCTTGAGCATGTCTTCCGACACGCCCATTGTATTCACTAGTACTTCCTTTACTTGTGAACTGAATTCACCAATCAATTGTATGACAGAACTATAAACGTTTTCGTCAACTTTTTCTCAACAATTTACGAAGCAATTCGCAAATACATTTACCTCAGTTTGATTAAGTACCCATTATACTTGCCTCATGTAATTCATCAACACATTAGAAAGGATAGATGTTTTGATTTTGTATATATAAAGTATGTTTGGAATCCTAGTATATTATGTAACCATGTGAGTGAATACTCAGTTTCAATTGAAACAACATCTGTTCACAAATGTACGAAGATTAAACGATCGAATCTGAAATAATGTATGCGGGAATCTCGCCTAGATTATTGTGTTTTAAAGTTGTGAGACGTGGAAAGCTCAACTCTTATAAGGTAAAATCATCGGTCAGTAAGTCTGACAAACCTAGCACAGTCTATAACATCCACAAACATGTTGTTTTCTGTGTTTCGCCTCTGTGAAGGCGTGATGAGGTCTCTCCTGGCAACAACCTCCGTTAGTTGCTATTGTGATTCTTGAACCCGGATACGTGCGCAGAACTGATATAGTGTTTAACTATTACAGCCCCGGTAGCCTTTGGAATCCTGTGTAAGAGCAAGCGTTTATTTTTCATACGTCAATTGAATAATGAATTGCGTACTAACTTGTAAAGTGTTATCAATTATTAAATTACCTCTTTTTATTCACCTGCTGTGAGTGATTCCAGCACCTTAAATGAAAAATGTCTCTTAACAATATTAAATTAGATAATACTTTCCACACCCAACAACCACAACTCTCTTTCGTCGAATTCAAAACTCCTTTTGTAATTTCTAGATCATTAGACCAATTTGTAAATGCAACTCCTAAAGTGTATGTTGAATACACTTATGAAGAGTGCGTTGAATTTGCTCGCTTATATGATTTTATTAAAAGTGATTTAGCCCACAGAATTCACGGTTCTCCCTATGATGAACATCTTATTGCTACAGTACATTGTAGCTT